CCGAGGCAACTCAGAAATCTATACAAACCTGGACAACTCGTGAAAACTCGATCAAGAAAGAAATAGAAGATTATGATGCTGTGGTTAATGTGGATGCCCTTGCGGTGGCGGGTATTACGAACGCAACCCACGCAGAAACTCGGATATTCTTGAACGAATCAGAGGTTGGACCAGCGGTGCTTTATGAACTACTGCAGGATGAGGAGCTTACAAAGCGCTTTAAGACGCTGAGCCCCACTCATCAGGTGAAGATGCTAACTAAGCTCGAACTGGCTGTTGAGGCAAGAAAGACTGAAAAACCTGAATCATCAAGCGTGCCCACTTCTCCACCTAAGCTGAAAGGCGGAATCAAGGCAGCACCGGCTAAAACTCTAGAGGAAGTCGTTGCGCTGAAAGATTTTACCGAATACGCTAAGTTTAGAAAAGCACAAGGTAAAAAGTAACAACACTAAAGGAAATCCATTATGGCAGCAACAAATGCTCTCTTAACTAACACAGCTATTACCAATGAAGCTCTGTTGGTTCTTCGTAACCAGTTCGTTCTGGTTCCTCGCGCACAGCAAACAATCGACAGCTACTACGGACAAGTCGGACACAAGAACGGCGACACAATCCAAATCCGTATCCCTGTTCGTTATAGCTCTGCACTTCAATCAGCTATCAATCTTAACAACACAACTGAATCTCAGACTTCTTTGCAAGTTCTTCAGCGCAACATCGCCGTCGACTTCTCTACAGAAGATCTGAAGTTGAAGATCGACGTGTTCGCAGATCGTATTCTGAAGCCACAAATGGCTCAGCTTGCTTCTGACATCGACCAAGACGGTTTCAAGTTGTTCTACCAAGCACAATCCCTTGCAACCCCAGGCGTTTATACTAACGGTATCCCAGCAGCATTCACTGGTGCTGACGTTGGCACACTTCGACCATTCCTTGATGCTATGGCTCGTCTAGACGACCAAGCTGCTCCACGTGATGACCAGCGCTACGCCGCTGTTACCCCATCCGCTACAGCCGCTATCATCGACGGTTTGAAAGGCCTGTTCCAATCAGCAACTGAAATCGCTGATCAATACAAGCGCGGTTTGATGGGTATTGCTGGTGGTATGGAATGGGTAATGACACAAACATTGCCTACATTCACAACTGGCACTCGCGTTGCGACAGACACTGTTACCGTAAATGGTGCTGTATCTTCTGGCACAACGGTTGTTCTTGCTGATGGCTCTGTTAGCACAACGATCGCTCAAGGTGATCAATTCACCGTCGCTGGTGTGTATGCAATCAACCCACTTACTCGTCAAACTACTAACAAGCTGCAAGTATTCACTGTTCAAGCAGCTACATCATTTACCGCTGGTGCTGCTACAGTATCCGTTCTTCCTGCAATCAGCATTGCTGCTCCTAACCAGACAGTATCCGCCGCTCTTGCTAACGGTGCTGCTGTAACTTGGCTTGGTGCTGCTAATGTAACGACAGACGTTAACCTTGTATGGCATAAGGATGCGTTTATGGTGGCATTCTGTGACTTGCCTACAGACCTTCCTGGCGCTGAAGCATATATTGCTCGTGACCCAGAAACTGGCGTATCTATCCGCTTCGCTAAGCAATATGACCCACAACTTGATGTGGTTTACCACAGAGCTGACGTGCTTTACGGATGGAAAGTTGTGAGACCCGCTTTGTTATGTCGCGTTCAGGGCTAAAATCAGGTTGATGAACCAAACTGAGAGGAGCTTCGGCTCCTCTTTTGGGGTGTGCCCTACATAGCCTACGCGGCAATAAATATCCTACAAGAGAGGAATACAAATGACAACTCAAACCTTCGCTTCACTTATCTCGAGAGCCTATTACCTAAGTGGGGTGATAGGTGAAAACGAGACTATGTCGGCCTCGCAAGCCTCAACCGGACTGCTCTGCCTGAATGAACTAATCGACAGTTGGAACGCCGACAACCTAAACATCTTTACGATTAACATCTTGATGATCCCCACCGTGGGAGGACAGCAATCATACGCAATTGGACCTGGGGGTGATTTTAACGTGCCTGTTAGACCACCTGCAATCGCTGGTGCTTGGTTTAGACAAACAACCGTTACCCCTTACGTCGATCTACCAATCGAGGTGATATCCGAGCAGGACTGGGGAAATGTTACCTCAAAGGGAATAACCGGAAATATCTCCCAATACGGATATTACGACCAAGCATACCCACTGGGCAACTTTAACATCTGGCCTATCCCAAATAGCGCTGGTGGCAATCTTATCCTACATGTTCAGCAATCTCTCAACTCCTCAAACGCCCTTACCGACGTTGTATCCCTACCACCAGCATACGCGCAAGCCCTTCGATTTAACCTTGCAATGTTGCTCTGCGCTGAAAATGGCATAGAGCCATCAGTTACGGTGCTCAACACGGCAGTTCGCGCTAAGAGATTAGTCGAGGAAAACAATGGACAAATGCTTCAGCGGATGTCGTATGATGCTGCCGCTATGGGCGCTAACGCCGGACGCTATATGATCCAATCCGACAGCCTGAGAGTTTAATATGCTTGCTGAAACACGCTTCAAGGGATTTGTTGGCCCATCCTACAATCTGAACAACATCAACTATGACTGCCAGCGCCTCATCAATCGGTATGTTGAATACAACGAGATGGGCTTTGGCAAGGACGCAGAGCCTGCGCAACTGGTTCCGACGCCCGGTTTAACTCGGCTGATAACGGGCTTGAACGGCGTATCAAGAGGTGGATATGTTGCGAGCAATGGTGCTTGCTACTGGGTGTTCGGAAATGTTCTCTACCAGATTAATGGCAACGCCACCAGCACTGGTTGGACTGCTACAACCATCGGCACCATCGACTGCACGGCGGACGTGCAATACACCGACAATGGACTATCACTGTTCATCGTATCAAACACCGGGATGGTATGGTTGGTAAATCTCAAGACGAACGTGCTAACGAACGTTAGCACCGACCCTACGTGGAATGCTACCCTATGGGTGACAAGCAACTACACCAATCCGACGACATTCCTTGCCCCTGCTACATCTTGCACCTATATGGACGGGTATGTTCTATTCACGCTGATGGGCTCGAACACATTCTTCTGGACTGACCTCTACAGCACCAGCATAACGATAAGCAACCTTGCTAACCCATCGGCCTCAGGTGGATATGCTGCTGCAGAAGCAAATCCCGACCTTATCGTGGGTATTATCAACAACAATGAGGATCTATGGATCTTCGGCGGCACGACAACTGAACTATGGTATGACCTTGGCTCAGGCAATAATATCTTCGCTCGTCGCCCTGGTATTCTGGTTGAAACAGGTGCTGCTTCTCCCAATACCATCGAGAAACTGAACAACACGATCTTCTGGATGGCAACCGATGAGCGCGGTGGTCCAATCGTTTATATGGCGCAAGGTTATGTGCCGGTTCGAGTTAGCAACTACGCGCTCGAGCAGAAACTGGCAGCCCTTACCGCAGCTCAGGTGGCCGCGGCCACCGCGGACAGTTATCAACTCAATGGACACTTCTTCTACTCGCTGAACGTGCCTGGCTTATCATCCACTTGGGTGTTCGATATGACGACATACCTGCAGACGCAGAAAGCACAGTGGTTCGAAAAGCAATCAGGCTATGGCACGCAGGCAGCAAGATCCATCGCCGAGGGGCAAGCGTATTACCTCGGCAAGCACATCACTGGCGACTACACAACTGGCAACCTATACTTTATGGACCAGTCGAACAGCACGGAAAATGGATATGTTATCGCTCGAACACGGATAACACCGCACGTATCTAACTCGCTAAAGCGGGTGAAGCACATCTCGCTGCAGATCGACTATCAACCAGGCACGATAACGGACGAAGCAGCAAATCCACAGGTTATTCTGCAGTATTCTGACGATGGTGGCAACACCTGGAGCGATGAACGGTATTGCCCACTGGGCAGGGCAGGGCAGTATAATCAGAGAGTTATCTTCTACAGACTAGGAACATCTCGCAACAGAGTTTATAAGGTAACTGATGTAAATAATGCTTATAGCGGTATAACAGGGGCCGACTTGGTTCTTGATCTTGGTTCTACTTAAAGGAAAACAAAATGGCAGCAAATAAAATCATTCGTCTTGGCCCAGTCGCTCTGACAACCACGATGACGACTAATATAATCAACCCAGCGATTACTTCGCTCGCTGGCCCTGTTGGTTATACACAAACACAACCTTATTTGGTTCTTAGCCACATCCGTATCGTGAATAAAACGAATACAGCGGCAACGTTCTCTCTGTGGGTGGGTGCTACTGGTGCTAACGCCGCTGGTTCTGAACTTATCGGTTCTGCTGTATCCGTTGCAGCATATTCCTACTTCGACTGGTATGGCAGACTTCGCCTTGATGCCGCTGACTTCCTTGTTGGTGGTGCTTCTGCTTCTGCTACGCTTACTCTTGAAGCCGAGGGTGAAATCGGTATCGCTTAATAGTTAGCCATTGGGGCACGGGCGCAATGCCGTGCCCATTATTTTATCACAGGGCTAAACTAGAATGGCAACAAATCCGATTAAAAACACGATCGCACCACCACCTATAAAGGTGCCTATCTCTGATGACAGGGGCAGATTAACCGTCGCCTGGGAAAAGTGGTTTAACGAAAACTTCGTATTCTTATCAACTGGACAGTTCACCACGATAACACAGACGGTGAATGTTATGAACTCAATCCCAGGGATGGATGGAGAGAGTTCCAGCGATGGTGAGATGCCGATTATCATACCTGGCCCACAGGGCCCACAGGGTGGTGTTGGTTATGCGGGCCCGCAAGGCCCAATCGGACGACAAGGTGATGATGGCTTAGACGGAGATCAAGGAAATCCTGGCCCAATGGGCCCTACAGGTTTAACTGGTGCTACAGGTGCGCAGGGCCCAATCGGCCGAGAGGGAAATGATGGTGAGGATGGCAATGATGGATGGCCTGGCCCAATGGGCCCTCAAGGCCCAATCGGCTTAACTGGACCACAAGGTATCCCTGGTTTCGATGGAGCGGATGGAGAGCAAGGTGAAATGGGCGTGCAAGGCCCAATCGGTTTAACTGGACCTACAGGACCACAGGGTATCCAAGGCGTTCAAGGTATTCCTGGTATCAATGGAGATGATGGCCTAGATGGAGATGTTGGACAACAAGGTGTGCAAGGTATCCAAGGCGCACAGGGACCTACAGGAGCAACTGGTCCAATCGGTTTAACTGGTCAGCAAGGTATCCAAGGCGTGCAGGGTATTCCTGGCATCAATGGAGATGATGGCCTAGATGGAGATGTTGGCCCAATAGGTTTAACTGGCCCACAGGGCCCAAGCGGCTTAACTGGACCTACAGGAGCGACTGGTGCAACTGGGCCTACAGGAGCGACTGGTGCAACTGGGCCTCAAGGTATCCCTGGCATCAATGGAGATGATGGAGCGGATGGAGATATTGGCCCACCTGGTTTAATGGGGCAAGCCGGAGCAAATGGCTTACCTGGCGCGGATGGTGCAACTGGACCAATGGGCCCTGCTGGTCCAGTAGGGCCAGCAGGCGCGGATGGACTAAATGGCTTAAATGGTGCTCCAGGTATTGATGGACAAGATGGTGAGGATGGACAAGATGGAATTCCTGGACCAATGGGCCCTCAAGGACCTATGGGTCCAGCAGGCGCGGATGGCTTACCTGGTTCTAATGGACTAGATGGTGCTCTTGGCCCACAGGGCCCAATCGGTATTCCTGGAGAGGATGCTGATGAGCCGGAGATGGGATATCCGGGCCCTATGGGCCCTCAAGGTGCTGATGGAGTTGGAGTTCCACCTGGAGGCACAACTGGACAATCCCTCGTAAAGGTTGATGGTTCTGATTACAATACTACCTGGGCTACCATCACAGGTGGAGCAGGTTCCCTTGCTACTCTTAC